CCAAAAGGTAATATAACCGCACCTCTTTTATTAATTTTAGGCATGTAACCTTCAGGCACTTCTTGTTTAACAAATGTTTCTTGTGTTTCTGCAGTTTTTTCAGTTGGAAATATAGTAGCTCTATTATCTCCAGCTATTATTTTAACATCAGAATATCTATCTATCATCTGTAATTGAGATAACATTATTTGATCATTTGATTTTAATAATCTATCTCTTTCTTCTGGTGTAGTTTCTGGATTAGCAATTTGAGCTGTATTCATAGATATTTGTGCTGCAAAATTTTCACCAACATCATCTATTAAACTTGCTATAGCTTTATAACTCATTGGTGATTTAAATCCAATAGCATCTAATTCATTAATACCATTTTCATATAATCTTTTACTTATAAACTGTGATCTTTTAACTGCATCATTTGGAAATTGTGCTTTAGCATTTGCAACTATAATATTAGTTTTTGCAAAATTTAAATTAGTATTACCTTCAACTGTTCCTGGAAAAGTATTTAATATACCATAACCTTTTGCAGTTATAGATGCAACCTTTGTAAGTTGATTTACAGTTTGAAAATCACCGCCAACTTCTTTATCTATTTTTTTTAAATTAAATAGTAATTTATCTGCTCTTGGCATTTTACTAATAGCTGATAATTTTTGTGCATGTTTATCTTGCTCATCTTCAAATAAATTTTCTGATGGGATATAAGGATCTTTTAGTTCAAAACCTTTACCTGGATCTCTTGCTAAATATTTTGCAACATTCATTTTAACTTTATCAAAATCTGAATCTTCAAATATACTTCTTTGTTCTGTAAATATAGAATTAGTTAATCTATCTGCAATCATTTCAACTGTTAAATTACCATTAGGGATAATTCCAAATGCTTCAGGATTTGCTGTTAATATATTAGTAATTTGTTTTTTATTATCAAATGCACGTTCTGTTATTTTAAAAGATTCATTTTCTTTGTTTAATGAGTTAGTAGCTATAACAGCATTATTTTTTGCATCTTTTTCTGCAACTTGTTGTAAGCCACTAAGTGCACCTATAGTTACATCTCCACCTGTACTAGTTGCAAAATCTTTAAATATTCCCATATTATTCTCCTTTAGCCATTAATCCTGACATTTCAGGTTTTTCTGTTGGTGCTATTTCTAAATTTAATTTACTTAATTCTTTATCTTGTTTCATATCTAATTTTCTTTCAGACATATCTTGAAAAAAATCTGTATCTTCTCCATCACCTAGATTTACTTTAGCTGGTATTTTAGCAAGTGCAGCTTCTCCAGCAACCATCATAGCAACTATTGGTTCTAATAATTTTGCAGTATCAACTGTCCATTTACCTTCTAAGAATCCAGAAAAAGTAATAACTTTTACTAATGCTTCTATAGGTATACCCATTCTAAGAAGTGTAAACATTCTAGACATATTTTTTTCATTCATTAAACTTTCATACACCATATCTGTTGCCTCTTCTATTGAAGCAGTTTTTGGTGGATGTTCCCAAGGATAATTACCTGGAGTATCTGTTAAAGATTGTCCTGGTATTGGTGCGTCAAATTTATTTACATTAGGTTCTTCGTAAGATAGTGTTGACTCATCTTTTTCTTGTCTAAATTTTTCTATTAATTTATCTAATTCCATTATCGTTTATCCTTTGCTATACTTTGGTATCTTGCCTTTTGATTATATAAATATCTAACTGTATTTTGTAGTTGTGCATATTTATAAAAACTAGCTTCACTAATATCACCAAAAGTTGGTATACCTGCTTTTGATCTCGATGTGCCTCTTATTTTAAACTGACCTAAATTTACGTTAGGATCAGCTAATCCTATTGGTCCTTCTTCACTTACGTCTGATGTAGCTTCTCTAAAAGCTGTTCCTATAGTTCTCACACCACTAAAAATATCTTTCGCAGTTTCCACTCCAGGACTTTTAAAAAAATCTACAACTCCACTTCCTATACCCTTTATGCCTTTGTATGCGTCTGAAAAAAAACTTAAATCTATCATTTATTCTCCTATGATGTAACTAATGCAATTCCAAACTTACCAAGCAGTTGATATAATGCTGATGTTTTATTTTCATCAGCTAAATCTAATTCTGTAGATCTTTCTAATGCAGCTATAGCAGTGTTATGTGCTCTACTCTCTGCATTTTCTGATGAACTATTTACCCAAGCTGCTTCGTCTCTCCATGATTGCCATAATGATGATAAAGCAAAATTAGAAAGATTTAATAAGTTTTGTGCATTTAATTGATTAGTTGCGTTTGTTATTGTTGTGTTTGCAGTATTAATAGTTCTTCTCCATTCTACATTTGATTGATCAATAACTCTTTGATTATTAACATTAAATTGATCTCGTTGATCTTGTAGTTTTGCGTTAAATTGATTTAGTACAGAAGCTCTATCTGCGTTTGATTTTTCTACTGCTGCTTTATTTTGTGCGTTTATTCCTGCAATTTTATTTGATTCTGCAGTTGCAAATTGATTCATAGCATCTGATCTAGCAGAATTTTGTTCATTTATTTGTGCAGTTAAATTAGAATAAAATTGATCAACTTGATTTTGACTTGTTGCATTAAATTGTAATGCAGCATTTTGAGCAGCTTGATCTGATAGTAAAAAACTTTGTCTTACATTTAAATTTTGTAAACTTGCCTGTTGTTTATTAGACAAATTTTGCATATCCATTTGAAAATAACTATTAGCATTTGTAATTGCAGCTTGCTGTCTATTATTAAGATTTTGAAATATCATCTGCTTATAAGTATTAGCATCTGCTTGTGCTATAGGTATTGAAGCAGTTAATAGACCATCAGCTAATGCTTCAGCCATCATTGAACTTGCACCTAATCCTCTTTCCTGCATAGCTGCTTTAGTAGCACTTGCAACACCTCTTAAATATGCTGGTAATGCTGATCCAGTTTGTAATGATGTTTCAATATCTTGAGTAATGTTTGCTAATTGTCCTCTAACTGTAGCATCAGAAGTTATAGCACCAGTTTCAGCAGTCATTGGTTGAGTAACTGTTCCAGTTTCAGCAGTCATTGTAGGAGTAGCTCCAGCAACTGTTTGTGCTGTTATACTAGCTGGAGTAGCAGTTGTAGGTCCTGTAGCTGTTGTAGCTGTAGGTGCTGTAACAGGAGTTATTGTAGGTACTACTCCTGCTGTAGGTGTAGTAGCAGCAACCGTTCCTGTTACTCCTGATGTTCCTAATAATTCACCAGTTTGAATTTGTTGCACAACAGGTGCTACTGTAGTACCTGTGGGTGCAGTTGGTGTTGTAAGTAATGTATCAATAACTGATATAACTTTACGACTTTTATCCTGTTCAGTCATAGTTGGCTGAATAGCTGCTTCAGGTAGTGTCGTTGTATTTGGTGCGTCTGTTGTCGCCATTATCTCCCCTGTCGATTATATTTTTTTTTCATTCTTTTTTCTTGTTTGTTTAAATTTTTTTTGTGCCTTCTAGGTCTTTTTCTTGGTTTAGGTCTAGGTGTAAAATTTTTAAAATTAATCCTAGCCATTTACAACTTTAAAACCTTTGTACCATGCTGGTAATCCTATAAAAGGTCTCTTATCAAATTGATTTTCTTTTGCAGTTTTTGATTTTGTTTTATTATAGTGTAAAAATACTTGACCACAATTTTTACCTTTAAATTCTTCTCGCCAATGTTCTAAATCACATCCAGAATATACTAACATATCTCCTGGTTCTAAATCAATTTTAATACCAGCTTGACCTTGTTTTCCTGTAGGGTCTAAATATATAGGCCAAGAATCGCCACCAAGATTTAAAGTTGTAGATATTTCACAAGAGTATCTATCTTTATGTCTTGCTAATATATCTCCTTTTTTATATATTCTAGCATAAGAATATGTTTCATTTAATTTTAATTTTGTATGTTTTTCCATCACAGGTTTTACTTCTTGTAATAAAGTTTCCATTGCAATATCAGCGTAATGTGAATAGGTATTTGGTACTTGCTCATCATGCCATATTCCAAAGTATTCTGTAAATGGAGATATATATCTTTGATCAAATAAAAATTTTGCTACATTTCTTTTATTAGAAAAATATTTGTAAACAAAATTTGCTAATTCTTTTGATATTGCTTTTTTAATTACTATATATTTATTTTTTTGAAATGACATTTTTAATAATATTTCTCCCTTTTAGTTTTCTATTAGATTGTATAAAATTTTTTATATAATCTGGTTTATTTTTTAACGTATTAGTTTCAAGGGTAGTTTGTATAACTGCCTTTCTCATTTCTTTATTTAATTTTGACATTTAATACACTCTTTGGTACAGCTTGACAATTCCAATGTATGAATCTAAATGGCTCATAACCCATATCAACAATATATTGATGTGGCATATACGATGGAAAAAATATCATTCTGCCTGGTTTTACTTTAAAGTTTACTTGTGATGAGGCATATGTTAATTTTGTTTTATCTTTTTCAGGTAATAAGTTCATTACATTACCTGGTCTAGGATCATCAAATATAGGCATTGATGTTGCATCACTTGCTTTTAAAAAATAAAAACCAGATATGTGCCCATTCCAATGCGTATGTAATGTATGATGACCACCTCCTTGTTTTGCAAATTCTTGCACCCATAATTCAGTTACAAATATTTGATAATTAGTTAAATCAAAACCCATTTCTTCTAATAAATTATATGCAGTTGCACCTATATATTCTGTTAAATTTTTAAATTTAGGATCATCTATTAAAGATGTTGAGTGAAAAACATGACCCATGTCTCCTTTATCTCCAAATTTTTTATTTCTTTGATTAATATCTTTTTTAAGATTTTTTTTAGCTTCTTTAATATATTTATCAGAGGCTTTATTTAATTGGTCTATATATTTATCTTCATCTGCAAACCATATAGGACATCTAAAATAATCTTCTAAATTTAATTGCTTTGGAAAACTCATTTAAAAGGCCATCCTAAGTTCCAAATTACTAAACTATATCTTGAACCTTTTTTAACTGGACAAACTCTGTGCCACACAAAACTAGGAAATACAACTAAAGATCCTTTAGGTAATATTTCTTTACATTTTATAGTGTTAGGTTTTTTATCAGGATCTAAATTTCTATAATCAAATTCTAATTCACCACCTGTATAATCTTTTGGATTTGATAAAGAAACAGTTACAGATAATTTTCTAATTTTACCATGTGAATTAAGTTCTTGTGGTTTATTATATGGTTTATCCCAGCTATCACAATGCCAATCATAATATTGCCCTTTATTATATTTAGTAAATTGGCAAGCCTCACTAAAATCCCATTGGAAATTCCAACCAGCACTTGCATTCGCTTGATGAACATAAGGTTGTATTTCTTTATAAATCCAACGATCACTCATCCAAACAATATTAGAATTTCTTTTCTTTTTTAAATCTGTAATTTGTTTTTTATTTAGTGGTTTATTACTATAACCACCTGTAATTGCCATTTGATCTTGTACAGATTTTCCATACTTTACAATGTCATCACATATTCTTTCTGGTATTGCACTTTGGAAATACCAATAATAATTAGTTAAATTCATACCCCTATATTATACCTATATATTTAAAAATTGTCAAGGGGTATTATTTTTAAGAAACTGTTAATGTTCCTGATGCTTTAAATACTGCTACTTTTTCTCCACCTGGATGTGCAGCAGTTAAATTTGTTCCTGGAGATACTGCTAATGTTGCAGCACTTGGAAATCTTACTATTACAACTCCTGATCCACCATTTCCTGCTGTTGGGGGTCCATCTCCTGCACCTCCACCACCACCACCAGTGTTTGCAGTTCCATTTTCACCAGCACCAGCACTTGGTGCAGCTTTACCACCATCTCCTCCACCACCAGATCCACCAGATCCTCCTGGATTTCCTCCACTTCTACCTCCGCCACCTCCGCCTCCACCAGCGAAAGCTGTTATAGAAAAAGGTGTTGCACAGCAATCAATTAAATTAGGTACGCCTGCACCTCCTGCTCCACCTGTATGTCCTCCTGGCGGGCCAGAACCTGCACCACCAGCTCCTCCTCCACCACCAGAACCTGCTTGTGGTACACCTGTACCACCTGTACCACCATCATTTCCTTGAGGTGGATCTGTTGGGGGAGTATTACCAGAACCTCCAGATCCTGATCCAGTTCGGCCACCACCGCCTCCTCCAGATCCTCCATCTGCTCCAGGATAATTATCATCTTGACCACCTCTACCTCCAGCGGTAGATGTAATCATTGTAGTTCCTTCTGAACCACCTGGATTAAATATTGTATTATTACCACTTTCTGCACAAGAACTTCCACTTTGTGCACCTCCAGCTCCAATGGTTATTGAATAACAACCTGCTTCTAAAGTTAAAGCTGTTCCTCTTAACGGAGAAGGTCCATAACCAGTAGCTCTATAACCTCCAGCTCCACCACCACCACCAGAGTTATAAGAACCAGAACCACCTCCTGCTACAACTAAATAATTTATTCCTGTATATTGTATAAGTTGAGGCCATGTAGAAGCACCACATGCTCCAGCTGTTAACGCAGCCATATGTGTTTTTAAATTCCATACACCACTTGCTTTATTTGCTTCTCTTACTACTACAATTCCTGAACCGCCAGCAGCACCATTATAAACTCCTGGTCCAGCTGATCCACAGCCACCACCACCGCCTCCACCGCCAGTGTTTGCTGATCCAGCTGTTGTACATGTATCTGAAGGTCCACCTACACCACCATTTCCACCACCGCCTGCACCACCTGGTGTTACGGGTTGAGCTTCGTTTCCTCCTCCACCACCGCCAGCATAAGTTACGTCTGAACCTGTAATTGTATTTGGAGCACCAGCTCCTCCTGCTCTTGCAGGGGCTGGATTAAATGAACCACCAGGATAAAGAGATGATCCACCAACAGCTGTTGCACCGCCACCAGATCCACCACCTTTAATATTAGGAGATGTATCAATACCTTCACCACCATTATTTCCTTGAGGTGGATCTACTGGAGGAGTATTACCTGCTCTTGGAACAGGACCATATGATACTTTTGCACCACCTCCTGATCCTCCTTGTCCTAAAGGAGATGAAGCTGGAGCACCAGCACCACCACCAGCAGATGTTATAGTTGTATTTCCTACTAAAACTGAATTACTTCCTTTAGCACCTGCTTCAGGGCCACATTGTCCACCAGCACCACCAGCACCAATTGTAACTGGGTATGGTGAATTTCCACAAACTGGAATAGAATCCCCCCTTAAAGCATTAGGTCCATATCCAGATGCACGATAACCTCCTGCACCTCCACCACCATTTAAACGAAAACCACCTCCACCACCACCAGCAACTACTAAGTAATCAACTAACCTTGTTCCTGGTTGAGTTGTAAATGTTCCTGTTGATGTTTTAGATGTAACGGTGCACTTTCCAAAAGAAGTTTTATTTACTTTACCTATTATACCGCCATTAGTTCTAGCCATTTAAGTCTCCAATTAGGACACCCAAGCTGATCCATTCCAATCATACACTGTAGGTGTTTCTGCTGTGTCGTTAGATTTTGTTGCTTTCCAACCTTTTGAATTATTTGCTTGATAAGCGTCTTCATCCCAATAAATTCTGTAAATCCAATCTGGATCTTCTTCTCCATCATCTATTACTGACGGGTATGTTATCGGTGCTTTCCAATCATCACTTGAATTAAGTGACCATGAAGCATATGGTTGTGGTAATAAAAATTTATTTTTTGATGTATTATAAACATAACCTACGCCTGCATATTGTTTTCTAAAATTATTATTATATGATGTTTGTTTCCATGTACCACCACCAAAAAAATTGATACACCATGTTTCGCCATCGACATGTTCGTCTGAAGGCACAACATCATTACCAACAACTACAACTCTTTTTACAACCAGATGTGTATCTGATGTAAATCCTGTTGGATCTGTTTTTGATTCTAACTCTGCAAAATGTGCCATAATTTATCCTTGTATTTATATTATTATATTTGTTTAGTTAATTTTATGAAAAATCCCATTCTCCTAATTTTACCTGATCATAAACTTCATTAATAGTCCACATTCCAGGTGCTGTTTTTGGTACGGCTGGTTCTTTAATAAGAATTACTCCTGATCCACCATTACCAGATCCCACACATCCAGTATAATAAACTGTGCCTCCAGATCCTCCTCCAGTATTAGCTGTTGCATTTGATGAATTACCAGTACTAACACCTGCTGTTCCTCCACCTGGTCCTCCAGCTCCTTGAACTCCAGGACTAGGTCCTGCTCCACCACCACCACCACCTGCATATACTCCATTTGTTGGCCCATAAAAAGGTTGAGGTGCACATCCAAAAGTTGAAGTAACTGGACTTCCATTTCCTCCAGCTCCTCCTGTTCCTGATGAAGGTGAACTAAGATTAGCAGCACCACCAGCACCACCAGCTCCTCCTCCACCACCACTAATCGTATAACTTCCATGAGGTGTATCACCATTTGAACTTGATTTACCACCATCATTACCTTGTGGTGGACTTACTGGGGGATTATTTCCAGATCCACCAGATGGAGAACCTGGGTGAGAATCAGATCCACCACCAGATCCACCATTACCATTTGATGTGCAAATACTTCTAAATGTACCAGCACCACCTCCAGCAGATGTTATTGGGTTTGCTGGGTTTCCAAAAACTGAATTACTACCTTTATTACCAGGATTTTCACCTGGAGTATGGGCAGGTCCACCTACACCAGCTCCTCCTGCTCCAATTGTAATTGGGATTGTACTTCCTGGTAAAGTTTGGCATGCTAATAATCTAAAACCACCTGCACCTCCACCGCCACCACCTTGTGGTGCACCAGATCCTCCACCTGCAACAACTAAAACTGATGCCCCACTAGTTGCACCTTGTGGGCTAAAACATCCTGATGATGTAATTGCAGTTACTTTTTCTGACAATGCATCTTGCACTGATTGAATTGGTCCTATGATTCCGCCATTAGCCATGAATTATATTATCTCCTAATTCTACCTATTACGCATCATCTAATAATTCGTAAGAAACAAAATAACTTAAGTCATTTGCAGCCGAAGCTGTAAAATATAATAAGTCTGTTTCATCTAAATAAATAGGATTCTCTAAAAAACTTAATGTTGCATCTGCTGGTACTGATATAGTTTTTGCAAGATCGACATAGTTAGATCCATTATCTATACTAACTTCGATTGTAATATCAGCTGCTGACGAACCATCAACATTTGCCACAAGAATTGTATTTATTTTTGCAACTTTATCTGCTGGAACATCAACTGCTTCTGTTCTTGACGTACCTGTCAATTTAGCAGCTGCATTTTTAGCATTAATAGTTGCTACGTTTACTATGTTTGGTGTAGCCATATTATCTCCTTTTTAATTTTATCCAAATACAATTGCCATTGCAATTGCTTTTCCTACTGATGCAGCACTAGAGTTTGCATCAATATATGTTACTAATCTTGAAGCAGCAACTTTTCTATTAGTTCCTCCTGCTCCATTATCTACTATAAATAAATCTGCGTCTACAATAGCTTCTCCTATATCTGTACCACCATCTATATCTAATGCAGCTAAACTAACTTTGTTAGCTGTTGATATTGTATCTAATTTAGAATCTGCTATAGCTGCTGATGCATTAACATCTGCGTTTACAATAACTCCACTAGCGATACCAAATACACCTGCATTTGTAAGACTTACATCTCCACTAGGTACAACTGGATTAAAGTTAGTACCATCTGCAACCATGATTGCAGTATCTGTATTTGTGCCCATTGTTATGTCATCACCTGATACTGTAAGATCTCCACCAACAACTACATCACTATTAAATGTTGCTTTACCAGCAGCTGACATATCTAATGTTAATGCTGTAATTGCAGAACCGTTATCGTCACCTTTAAATAGTATGTCTTTGTCTTGTACATCATTTTCAATAACAAAATCACTAGATGAATTACTTAATTTTCCAATAACTGTATCACCACTCATTAATTGAACATGGCCATCATGAGTAGCACGAAATACTCTTGCAGTAGTTCCTGATGAATTAGTTGTATGAATATCTAAATTACCTGCTGTTGCACCTTTAGATTTTAATTCTACATTTGGAGAACTATATCCAAAAGTTCCCATATTATTTGCTAGAGTCGGGGATCCTGAAGCTATAACTCCATCTGAGAAAGTTTTATTTGTTAAAGTTTGTGTTGCAACAAGAGATACTAACGTTGAGTCAGCACCATCAGGTAATAACATTTCATTTGTTACACCTGCTGAATGTGGCTGTGCTTTTAATATCTGGCCGTGAGAATTATTTTCACAATTAAATTGTATAGCACCTGAATTTGTATTACCAACAATAGTTACATGTCCTGTTCCTTTTGCTAATAAATTTAAATCTATATTAGAATCTCCACCAGTTGCTGAAAGTTGTGGTGGATTACCTGTTGCAGCATTTGTTACATCAAATTGATTAACGGCTGAGCTAGTTGTTTGAAATATAATTTGTTCATTACCATTTTCATCTGCAATAAAGTGTGCATCATCAATTAAAATATTTGCAGAATTAGTATCTAAATCACCACCTAATTGTGGCGAAGTATCCTCTACAACATTTGATATTGCAGAAGATGTAGCAAGTCCTGAAACTACTGCTGATCTTGCAATTTTTTTAAGTCCACCACCTGAAGTATCAACTGCTAAAAATACATCATCATTTGCAACTGTAGATATTTCTGATAATGATCCTACTGCTACAGAATTAAAATTTGTACCATCTGCAATTAATAAATTACCTGAAGTATTTGTACCCATAGTAATATCATCGCCAGATACTGTAAGATCTCCAGTTACAGTTAAATTTTGTGATGCTGTCACATTACCGCTTGAATCAATAGCTAAAGCATCTGTATCAGATGTATGACCTATATTAGTTCCATTAATAATTATATTATCAACTGTTAAAGTTGTAAGTGTTCCAACTGATGTAAGATTAGGCATTGCTGTAATCTCATCATCAAAGTATGCAGATAAATCTGTAACTGCAACTTGTTTCATTGTACCACCATCATTTAGTACAACTCTATCAGCATCAGCAACTGTTGTTGAAGTAGCTGTTGTATCACCATCAATTATATTTAATTCTGTTGCCGTAGAAGTTACACCATCTAGAATATTAAGTTCTGCTGCTGTAGCACTTATAGCTGTACCATTATAATTAATAGCATCAACATATGCTGTACCATCTACATATAAATCTTTAAACTCAAGAGAGGAAGTTCCTAAATCTATATCATTATCTGTAATAGGTACAATTGCACCATCTTGTATTCTTAATTGTTGTACTGCAGAAGATGATACTTCTACATAAAATTCTAAATGATTATTTGTTGAATCAACTAATACTTTATTTAAAGCATCAGCATCTCTAATTGAACCAACAGGTCCACCTTCACCCGCAGTTCCGTCATGCGTGTGTCCTGTAGTTGCATTAAATGCAGCTAATACCTGGTTAAACTCATCATTACTATGAGCTGCGGTGATAGTATCACCTGTTGTAAAGCTGGATTGTCGTGCTGAATAGCCTGCCATTATCTTCTTCCTCCTGGGGTAAATTCTAATTGAAAGCCTTTTACTGAAAATGAGTCTGCACTATTTTGATCATCTATCTGTAGTGCTACTGCAAATCCTGAACCTTCTACTGATTGTCTTACTAATGGAACACCTGATGCATCATATAATGAACTACCATATTTAGCTGCTCCATATTGTCCAGCACCACCTACACTAGGTAATGCTATTTTTGTTGGTTGTGGTGTATTTTGATCATCATAATCATATCTAAGAGCTAAGTTTGCATCAATAGATGTACCTTCACCTTCATAGTTTAAATTAACTCTTTGCATATATTTTCTTAGACCTGGATCACCCATTACCATATCTGGTGATCTATATACTGCTTGAATAGTAGTTGTAGTTGCACCTGTAGCAAAAGTATTTCCTGTTTCCATTTTGTAAATAAATCCATCATATCCACCAAATACTTGTGTTTCTACATTACTAATAAAGTCTGAATCTGTACAAGCTGGTTTAATACCTACCATATCTGCATATTCAAATCCAATAGATCCTGTGTTAGGGTTATTTTTTAATACACCTATAATTCCTTTAGATGATAATTGTCCTGTAGCATCTACTGGATAAAATAATCTATATTGTGACTTACCTCTAATAACTACAGAAGATATTCTATCTAATGTAACTTCATCAATTCTAGATTGTATTTGTCTAGATATAGATCCTAGTTCAACGTCACCAATTCTTGCTGTACCAGCAATAGTTCTTAAACCATCTGGTGCTAAAAATATAACATCACCACCAATCTCTTGAATACTTCCACCATCTCTGCATCCA